CTGATCGGCTCCGCGTTTTCGCCGGGCTTCCTCATGGTCACCAGATAGTCAGCGATGCCCTGGCGCGACATGCTGGAATCCTTGCGGATGGTCTTGTGCAGCAGACCCAGGGCCTTCGTGCGCTGCATAGCCGTCACCGGGTCTTTCCAAATCGTGACCTTGCTGTGATAGATCCATCCTTCCTCTGTGAACATGCGCGTCAGCTCGCCCGTGAAGTCGTGCAGGCCGATGACGCCATCGCGGAATTTGCTGGTCTGCAGGTCCATTGCGTGAAACGACAGCAGCCGCCCCGGCTTGATGACGCGGTACATCTCGCGCACCAAAAACCGGAAGTGCTCGTAGAACTCGCGCGTAGTCTTGCAGTTCCCCATGTCCCGATCGCTGTTGGAGTAGGTGTAGAGCGATGCGAACGGCGGAGAAAACACGCTGTAGTCGATGCTGTTGTCGGGCATCTCGCGGGCCACTTCCACGCAGTCACCAAGATGCAGCGTCCAGTCCTTGCCCGTCGCCACATCGCGCCTGTAATCGCTCTTTTCCACTTCTGCCCCCTTGATTGCTTGCTTGGTCAATTCGCGCATGTGCGCCACCATCGAATCAGCCATGTCATCGGCCTGCGCCTGTTTGCGCTCCAGATTCGCCTTCACTGCGCCCTCAGACTCGGCAGACACAAGATGCACATTCACGACCTTGAATTGCCCGAAGCGATAGCAGCGCCGGACGGCTTGGTAGAAGCTCTCGTAGCTGTCGTCCAGTCCGGCAAACACCACATCGGCGCAGTGCTGCCAGTTCATCCCGAACCCCGCGATGGATGGCTTGGTGACGATGACGCGCTTTTGACCATGCGTGAAAGCCATGATTGCGGCTTCCTTCTGGTCAATCGTCATGGAGCCAGTCACCTCCACCGCGTCAGGGATGGCATCGGCCAGCGCCTTGCTCTCGTCGTTCAGGTGGCACCAGACGATGGCGGGCCGGTCGTGGCTGTTGACCAGATCGGCAGCGACCTTGACGCGCTCCTGCAGACTCCCGCGCTTGGCATCCCGGCGTTCGGTCAGTGTCTGCGCAATTCCGCTGAATAGCTGCCCCGGCAGGGCTTCGGGCGACTCGATGATGTGCTCGTGCATCTTGAGCCCCGGCAGCACGTAGCGCGAGCCGTCAAAGCCCAGGTCGGCAGGATTGCGGATGCAAACCGCCCATGTGCTCATCCACTCCCAAAACCGCGTCTTGCCGTGGCCCTTCAGCCTCCATTGCGATGTGTCGCCGCCGTCATGGATGAAGAACATCGCCAGCATTTCGGCGGCGGTCATGACCCCGAGAAACTCGGCCTGATTGCCAAGCTCCATGTGGTCATTGGGACTCGGTGTCGCGGTGCAGGAAAGCCGATAGGGCGTATCCCGGAACGTCTCCACGATCTTCGCCCGCGTCTTGCTGTCGTGCGCCTTCAGGATGGACGACTCATCCAGCACCACGCCCGCGAAGTCTGCCGGGTTGAATCGCTCCAGCATCTCGTAATTGGTAATCGTGATGCCCGGCTTTGCGTCCTTCTGATCGCGGCAGTACCGGACATGGATGCCGAACTTTGCAGCCTCCTCGACGGTCTGCTGTGCCACGCACAAGGGCGCAGCGATCAGCACATCGCCGCCCGTGTGCTCGTTGACCTGCCGCGCCCACTCGGTTTGCATGGCCGTTTTGCCCAGCCCGGTATCGGCAAAGATCGCCGCCCGCCCACGCCTGCAAGCCCATTCCATGATTGCCCGCTGGAAGTCGAACAACTCGCCTCCCATGTCCTTCGCATCAAAACCAACGGCAATGCTGGTCGCCGCCTTCGCCTTGATGAAGGCGTCGTAATCCCCTAAACTCGCATCAGCCATATCACTCCTTTTCAGTGGTTGTGGTTAGAGGCCCGGTCACAGTTCGCGCTGTGACCGGGTTTTGTTTTGCGCCAGCCCCGCACGGGCTTGTCGCGCGATCCGGTCAACCCGGCTTTCTTGCGCCAGTAATAGGCAGCTTGCGGCGACATGCCATCCAGCGCCCTATCGGCAAACTCTTGTGCGCCAGCGAACACCGACGATGCGCCGCGCCAATCAAACACGCTCATCGCGCCCTTTCAGTTTGTTTACAAGCCTCTCCAATGTTGAGAACCGATGCCCATGAGGGCATTCATACCGCCGGTACATGCCGGGCGTGCGCTCTCTTTTGCGCGTATCCAAACATGCCGCCTTCAGTCCGCACTCAGGGCATTTCATGCTTCCACCTTGCGCGGAACCCATTGCAGGGTTTCGTCCTCGCCGTCGTTGTCGCGGATGGGGCGCAACGTCTTGTCAGCAATACTCATCGGCAGCCTAAAACCATCCAAATACTTTGGCGGATCGGTGTCCCATGAGTCCGGGTAGACATCGCACCGCTTAATTACGGTCACGACATGCCCAAAAAATTGGGGGTAAACCCCGCCCACAATCACCGCCAGATCACCCGGTTTGCAATTCAGTTTCATGCTGCCCTCAAGTGCCGTTGTCCGGCTGTCAGAACTTCCTTACGTGCAAAACTCCAAATCGAAGCAGCGGCGATCGCCTCAGCGGATGGCATCAACTGCGCGGGCTTCTTCCCGACCCCGTGCGGGGTGCGGTCCTTGCGTGGCTGCAGCGTCAAGCCGTGGTCAGCGATCCAGCGAGTAACGCCGCTGTTGCTGATGCCGAGAGCCACGGCAATCTCGCCCTTGGTCATGCCGTCGTCCAGCATGCGCCGGATGCGCGACACGACGCGCTCAGTGCAGGCGCAGCAGCGATAGGCAGGGCCGCTGTAGTTCGACTTCTCGACCAGACCGCAGTCCCTGCAGGTCGCGGTTACTTGGCGGGTGAGCATCTTTTCGCTCATGGCCTAGCCCTTCATTGCCGCGTCAATGGCTGCGTCGGCAGCGGTGCCGTGATAGCTCCAGCCGTCACGCGTGCCAATGTGCACCGTCTCTACGCTTGCGCTATCCCGCAGCCAGCGATAGCGGGCAGCGTCCAGGCGCAGGCTTTCAATCTCCGCATCCTTGGTGGCAGTGGCTGTGGCGGCTATCTGCGCTTCGGCAAACGCTCTCTCATGGCCAGCCTTAGCGACCGAGTACAGCACCGCCCACTGTTTGAGCAGCGGCAGCACCTTGTCTGCGCGGTAGTAGTCGCCCTGATAGACCTTGCGGACCTCGGAAAGAAACGGCACGCAGATGTCAGGCTCCGGCAGCGGTACGAGGTTTGTGGTGTCAGTCATTGCGGGTGTCCTTCGGGCTATTGCCGTCTCGGGCTTGGTGTCCTGCTAGGTCAGGCGGGCTGACGGTCGGCCCTGACAAACCATTCCGGGCGGATGACGCGAAGTTGCCATTCACGGGCCTGCGGCACATCCTCGCCCCATTGGGAAATCGCGCTTGGCGTGACTTCCAAAATCTTGGCAAGCATGGCCGCAGACCCTGCCAGTTCAATTGCGGTTTGCGTTTTCATGGCCGTTAGATTAGCACACTAACACGTGTTGCGCAAGTGCACTAATAGACATGAGTGGCCTAATCCTTCTCATGTCCCTACAGGAGCGAATCAAAGAGGCGATACAGGCCGCGCTAAACAGAGGCGCGACCATTGGCGACATCGCCAAGGCCGCAGGCAAAACGCCAAGTGCGGTTTCTCAGTGGAAAAGCGGCACCATAAAATCACTGAAAGCCGATAGCGCCGCAGGGCTGGAGCGAATTACGGGCTACCGTTCGGCATGGCTAATCACCGGCAAAGGAGAAAAATTCACCGGGGCGAACTGGCCCTTCACGCTGTTTTCCGCAGAGGACTTTGCCAAGCTGGACGAGCGCACCAGGCAAGAAATCGAGGACAGCATCGCTGGGAAAATCCAACGATCCCGGCTGCAGTTGGGAAACGGGACAACCGGCCCCGGCTTTTCATAGTCCATCCATCGCGTGACTAGCCGCCTTCGGGCGGATTTTTTTGCCCGAATACATTAGTAGACTTGTCGGGTATTAATTGTACTTTGCGTTTTGCGTTAAGTGCGCTAACATTCATCCATCAGCAGCAAACAACCAGGAGCAAGCAAATGAACACCTTCAACATCGGCGACATGGTCAAGACGCAACGGTATGGCTACGTCACCGTTAACCGCGTCAACGGCGGCAAGCTGCAATGCCTGACCAGCAGCGGCAATCTGGTGGTGGTTGCCGCCAGCGCCGCCAAGTTTTTCAAGACCACGGCATTCAAGGGGCTGTGAGATGAACGCGGGAAAGCAAATCGATCCCGCCGACGAGTACGAGGCTGCGGCTGAGTACGTCGCCCGGAAGTTTGGCAAACCGATTGACGCGCAAGTTATTCGCGCTTTGCTGAATGTTCCTCCGCATGTGCTGGACAGCATTGAAATCAACCCGCACCACTGGCGCGATTGCGTGAACCGTCACGCAATGGCTATCGCTTCCTAACCGCAAGGAGAAACGACATGAGCAAGTCAACCGCCCGCGAAGTTAACAGCGTCAAGTTGTACATGGCGCACGGCATGGTCGATACCGCCGCCCGCGCTGCGTCCGCCCTTGTTCGCTGCGCTGCAAGCACCAAGGCCCGCAATGAACTGATGGCGATCTTTGCGGGTTGGCCTGCACTGATCCAGCACCCTGAATTTATTGCCGCCTGATCCCCACCAACCACAGGAGCAAGACATGGACTACGAGACGATGGAAGACCGCCACCAAGAGGCGGTACACGCAGCGGCGGAAACCTACGAATCTGCCCTTGCAAGCGTGACAGCGGAAATCCGCGCTGGCTTTGTCGGCCACTTCTGCGGAAAGTCTGCGATGACGGTGCCGACGCTTGTGTTTGTCGGCGGCAGCGATCAGGTGTCGTTCCAGCCCGTGCGCGACGCGATCAACGAATCGCTCGACTACGACGACACGGACAACGCGCTGCACTGCATGCTTTGCGGGCAGTTGCCGGTGGAGCGGTTTCGCGAACTGCTGATCGAGCGGTACATCGCCAGCAATGCAGACGACATCGTATGGGCTCGGACGGGGCTTACGGTGCCGCGCAAGTCTGCGATGCGTGCGCTTGGCGATGCGCTGGCGGCTCCGTTCCCGGCGTTTCTGACTCGGGAGGCAGCATGAGCAAGCACACACCGGGCGAATGGGTCATTGATTGGAACGCATCAAGGCTAGACATTTTCAGCAGCGATGCGGCGACTCTTGTTGCATCCATTCGCAGGTCTGCGCTGTCTACAAGTATTGATGAAACAGCAAGAGCAAACGCCAGATTGATCGCGGCCGCTCCAGAACTGCTAGCTGCAGCTATTGAAGTGGACGCGCTAAGCATCCAAAGCGATGCACACAAAAGGCTTCGCGCAGCCATCCGCGCAGCTAAGGGGGAAGCATGAGCGCATCTACATGGTTCCTGATCGGCATGGCTTGCGCTGTCGTCGGCTCACTGATCGCGGTGATTTTGCTGCGTGCCAATGGTGACGACACCGACGCACAGCAAGCCGCAGATTCTGTTCGCCAGTCGCTTGACGCTGATTCGCAGCTCATCGAGCCGCGCAGCTACACCAATCCGCATGTGCGGGCGTTTACGGAGCCGAAGTAATGGACGAACTGATTGGCATTCTTGCCGCTGCGCTTTTTGCTTTTCTGCTCGGCGCTGTTCTGGGGTCCGATATGAACCAGAAAGCTGTAGCAAAAGACTGCAAAACCATGCAGCAATTCAGGAACGGAGAGATCGTCTTTGATTGCAAGGAGCGCAGCAAGTGAAATCCAGCTACATCACCACTCCCCGCACGATGGAAGACGCCACATGGGTCGCAGGCGGGCAAGCGATCCACCACTATCCGCAGAGCCGCACAGAGAAGGCTGCGGGCGTCGTGCTGGCGGTTGTTATCGGCGTGCTGCTGGCGGCTGCGCTGGTGCATTGGGGCATGCAGTGACTGACCGGGAACTGCTGGAGATGGCGGCTAAGGCTGCGGATCTTCCGATGCACCGTTATTGCGAAGCATGGAAAGCGATGGCGCGATACACATTGCAGGACGGTTATCACGGGCCATCTTGGAATCCCCTCACCGACGATGGCGATGCGCTGCGGCTGGCGGTGAAGTTGCGAATTCAGATTACGCCGGGCACCTACAACAAAGACGAGTTCTCCGCATTCAAAGCCGCTGGCGGGGAGGCGCATGAGTTCCGTCACTACCAGCAAGACGAGTTCGCCGCTACCCGCCGCGCCATCGTCCGCGCTGCTGCTGAAATCGGGAAGGGGATGCCATGAAGCAAACCTTCATCATGTCGCACGACCTTGCCCGCGCCCGAGCCGTGGAAGCAGTCAAGGCAGCGCCTGCGGGGTTTTCGGTGACGGTGGCAGAGCCGCGCCGCTCCGGCGATCAGAACGCCATCTTCCATGCGCTGTGCAACGACATCGCCCGCTCTGGCCTGCAATGGATGGGCAAGCCCCGCACGGCAGACGTGTGGAAAGTCTTGCTTGTCAGTGCGCATGCCGTGGCTACGAAAGAAGGCTCGGAGATTGTCCCCGGCATCGAGGGCGAGTTTGTCAACGTGCGCGAGTCCACCGCAAGCATGAGCAAGGCACGCGGGTCTAGCCTGATTGAGTACACGATGGCCTTTGCTGCTACGCATGGGATTGAGTTGGAAAGGCGGGCAGCATGACCAAAGCAGAAAAGAAGCACATGGACCGCGTAGCCGCGCAGCCGTGCGCCATCTGTGACGCGCATGGCGTGCATGTCCACCACATCCGCGAAGGCCGGGGCATGGCACAGCGTGCAAGCAACTGGCTGACGATCCCGCTTTGCCCGGACTGCCACCAGGGACCGCGCGGAGTGCATGGCGATAAGTCTGTGCTTCGCGCCCGCAAGGTCGGCGAGCTTGATCTTTTGGCCCAAACACTGGAAAGGATTTACGCATGAGCACATCTGACGCGCTGACGGTAATCAGCGGCGACATCTACGCAGCACGGCAACCATTCGACGCTGCACTGGCCGACAAGTCAATCAGCTTTGAGCGCGAGGCAGGCTTTGCCATCCAGCAGCTTGCCCGCAATGACTTCACGATGACCGTTGCGATGAACAACCGGCAGTCTGTCTATGACGCGGTTGTCAACATCGCCGCCATTGGGATCAGCCTGAACCCGGCCAAAAAGCAGGCGTACCTTGTCCCGCGTGACGGGCGCATCTGCCTTGATGTGTCGTATATGGGCCTGATGGACTTGGCGCAGGCTACCGGGTCTGTCAAATGGGCGCAGGCGGCGCTTGTGCATGAGGCTGACACGTTCACCCTCAACGGCCTGGACAAGCCGCCCACGCACGTTTTCAACCCGTTCAGCAAGGAGCGCGGGCCGGTTGTCGGCGTGTACTGCACCGTCAAGACTGCGGAGGGCGACTACCTCACGCACACGATGACCTACGACGACTGCATTGCCATCCGCGACCGTTCGCAAGCGTGGAAGTCGTACAAAGCGGGCAAGGCCAAATCTCCCGGGCCGTGGGGCACTGACGAGGGCGAGATGGTCAAAAAGACATGCGTGAAGCAGGCGTACAAATACTGGCCGAAAACCGAACGGCTGGAGACTGCCATTCACCACCTGAACGAAGAAAACGGCGAAGGGCTTGCGGTGATCGCGGACGAGAAAGCAAACTCTGCAAAAGGAGTCGTGATCCCCGCCATTCCTGCGCTGCAAGACCTGAAGAATGAAATCTCTCCACAGCGTCAGCAGGTTATCGAGGCGGTTTCAAGCGCCATCGTTGACCACTTCCACGCCGACGATGTTGTCGGAGCGTATGAGGAATATGAGTGCTTCAAGACGACCAAGGAAGCGATTGAAAACGAGAACGAAGTAATGATGCTGCGCAAGATCCTGCCATCAAACGTGCGCAGCGCAATCCGCAAGCACGCCGAGTCGTTGAAAGAACCGGCGTAACCAGTTTCGGGCCGGCAAGCGTAAGACCCTCGCAGATGTTCGCCGCTGGTATCGGGCAAGCCAGCAGCCGGCCCACCTAACACAAGGAAGCATATGACCACATCCACCATCACCTGGCACAAGCCAACCAACTACCCCGACGCCGATGTCCGCGTCCTGATCGGCCTCAACATGGACGGCATCCGCGATTCCTGCGAGGGCTATTTCGGCTGCAACCCTGACGGGCGGGAGTCTTACTACACCGTAGACGACCAGCCGATTGAGCATCGGCATGTTACAGGATGGGCGGAGATGCCGGAGGGGCCTGCAGCATGACCACACTACACAAAGCAGCGCAGATGGCGCTGGATGCGCTGGATGCAATTACGGACGACGTTGACGGCACCGGCCTAAACACCATGCCATCCTTCG